TTAACTCTTCAAGCTAGTGCAGGAAAAAAAGTAAAATTTAAAGTTGGTGAATCAGGATCAGAAATGAGTCTTCCTTCTGCTGATGGTACTGCTAATCAATTTATGCAAACAGATGGCAGTGGTAATTTAGGTTTTGCTACAGTAAATTCTGAAGTTCAGTCAGCAACTGCTAAATATCAATTTGATAATCAAACTATGCAAGGACCTATCTTGCTTAGAGTTTGGGATTATGATAAACATCCTGTTGCATCTGAAAATTTGCAACAAATAGATATGCTTGTTCCAAATGATTTTATACCATACAATCGAATAAGTTCTTTTATTATAAAATGGTACAATGTAAACTTTTCTTTTAAAAATGGAATTAATAGTCAAAATACTGTATGGGTTCATACTTTTGTAAAACCATTAGATTATGAAGGAAATTCTTTAGTACACGATAATACAAATTTTAAAATAAGAAGTGGCACTACTTTTGTAAATGGTAGCAGTAGTTGGAATTCTAATTATGATCAAACTAGTAATGGAAAAAATGGTCAGTGGAGTAGGTCAGGTGGTAATCCTGCATACTATAAAGTAGAGGATGTAGGTTATAGAATAATAAGAGGCGAGAATACTCAAATAGGTATTGTTCCTAGCACTAGCAGTCAAAATACTATGATTCTTAATCAAATTAACAATCCATGGAGTGTAACAAGTACAAGAAACAACAATCATCAAGCTAATTTTAGTGGAGAATGTATTATTCATAACAGACAAAGTTCTTGGAGAGCAACTACTAATTTTAATTATCAAGGAGCAAATAGTTGGTACAACAATGGTTATCCTGCTATGGGTACTAATCAAATGGGTCAAGAAGCTGATAATTCAACAAGTAACTATTATTTTATGAATTATAATTATGCAGCAGGTGTAAAATTAAGTATGTTACCTCATCAATTTACCACTGCTAATAATGGTAGCAGTGGAAGTAGTGGACAAGTTACTGCTAGTCATTTTGGAATATCAGGTGGAAGATTTGAGTTTTGGATAAATACTGTACCTGCAAGTTATTAAGATAATTTAAGTTGATTAAATATATTAAATAATATAAGTTTTAAAAATTAGGAGTATTAATATGGCGTACACACAAGCAGATTTTGAGGTATTTACAGTAAGGCCTAAAAAAGCAATTCGTAATGCTGAAGGCGTAAGAGTTGTTGAAGACTATACAGATGCAGAATGGGATGAAGCTAAAGCTGATTGCCAAGCACTAATAGACAATTATGATGCAAATCTTTTTGAAGCAATTAGACAATACAGAAATAAATTGTTATCTGATTCTGATTGGGCTATGCATTCTGATTCACCTTTAAGTAATTCTGAAAAAGAAGCATTAACAACATGGAGAGCAACTCTTAGAGATTTGCCAGCATCTAAAACAGATCCTGATGATATTACTGTTCCAGATTGTCCTGTTGATTCTTTAGGAATTGAAGTACTTCAACCAAAAGTATAATAATGAGTGAAGAAAAAAAGGACGAATGGGTTCTACAACAAAAAGAAATAGAAGCACTTCATACTATGAGAATAGAACACAACTATGATGTGAATTTTTCTGTTATTAGCGATAAAAAAGACTTCTTAGACGCTCTACTAGAAATTGACTCGACCGAGTTAGGTAATCAAATTAAGCAATTAATAGAATCTGAAGATAGACAATTCACAGTAGAGTAGTGTAAGTTGTTTATATTACAGGAGTAATATAAAGCATGGCTTTCGGTGCAACTACATATTCAGAAGATACCTATGGAGGATCCGGTGAGTTTACACTTAGCGTTACAGTCTCCGTCACATCTGTATCAGCTACTGCTCAAGTAGGACAAGCTTCTGCTGGACAATTTGTAACTGTAATTCCAACAGGTGTTTCTGCAAATACAATTGCAGGAAGTGTTATTGTTTCAGCGGCTCGTACTGAAGATATAAGTGGTGTTTCAGCAAATGTTTCTTTAGGGCCATACTCAATTGCTACTCAAGGCAATGTAAGTATAGTTATAGAAACACCTATAACAGCTACTATGTCTGTAGGTAATGAAACTGTTAAATTTGGTGTAACTTGTTTCCCTTCAGGTGTTTCTGGAACAGCTACATTAGGCAATCCAACTATTATTGCTAATGTTCTTGCTAAACCTCGTCAAAATGAAGATTTTGTAATAACAGTAAAAAGCACTAGCAGTGGTAATAAATATTTTGTTAATGGCATTCAACAACAAATGCCTACTGCATTGCACAAAGGCTTTACTTATAAGTTTGATCAGTCAGATTCGAGCAACAATAATCATCCAATAAGATTTTCTACAACACCTAATGGTTCTCACGGAGGAGGATCAGAATATACAGATGGCGTAACTGTAGTAGGAACACCAGGTCAGGCAGGAGCTTACACACAAATTACTGTAGCTGATAATGCTCCTTCTCAACTTTATATGTATTGCACAAATCACAGTGGTATGGGTTTTGGTGTTACTGTAGGTGTAAATGTAAATCTTTTAATGACATTGAGCGAAGGAGATGTTAGTTTATCCATGGGAGCAACAGCGTTTCCTACTGGCGTTTCAACACTAGGTCAAATTGGAACTGTGTTGATACAAGAAGGTTCTACTGTTTTCCCAACAAGCGTTACTGCCACTGGTGAAGTTGGCGAGTTGGTGTTATGGCAAGAAGTAGATACAAGTCAAACACCTAATTGGACAAGGATTGCTGCATAATGGCTACATATAGTAATTTAGGAATAAAATTAATTCAAACAGGTGAAGAATCTGGTACATGGGGTACAAGTACAAATACTAATTTTGATCTTATAGATCAAGCAATTGCTGGTTATGTCAGTTATGCAATGTCTGATGCAGATTTTACTTTCAGTATATCTGACGGAAGCTCTTCTGACGCTAGAAATAAATTTATTAATTTTACAGGAACCTTAACTTCTGGAAGGACTATTACCTTTTCTCCTTCTGATTTAGAAAAAACTTGGTATGTAAAAAATGCTACTTCAGGAGGTCACACTCTTACTTTTAAACAAGGTTCAGCAGGTAACACTATTACACTTCCAAATGGTGCTACAGCTATGATTTACGCTACTGGTCAAGGAGCTACTAACGGATCTATTGAAAACGGTATTGGAACTTTGTTAGTAGATGGTCTTATCCCAGAAGTAACAAATACAGCTAATATAGGAACATCTTCTAAAAAATTTAGAGATTTATATATTGATGGAATTGCTTATTTAGATCAAGTAGATATTGATTCAGGAGTTATTGATGGTGTAAATTTAGGAGCTAATTCACCTATAACTAATTTACAAGTAGATAATGTTAATATTGACGGCAATAATATTAAGTCAACAACTAATCAATTAGCATTTGTAACAGGTGGTACAGCAGAAAGAGTTAGAATAGATGCTTCTGGTAATATATTTTTTGGTGGCATAACAAGTACATCACAAAACGCAAATGCTAGTGCTTACATAGATACAAATACTACCTTAAAAAGTTATCAAGGTTCAGGTATACAACACATTACATTTTTAAATGGGGCTACAACTGTAGGCTCTATTAGTAACAACGGAGCTAACGCTTCTTTTAATACAACTTCTGATTATCGAGTTAAAAATAGACTTGGTACAATAGAAGATGCTGTTGAAAGAGTTTTAGAGTTAGATCCACTTCTTTATTCTTTTATAGGTAAAGATGATGTTCACGAAGGTTTTATAGCTCACGAAGTTGATGCTGTAGTACCTAATGCAGTTACCGGTGACAAGGACGCTGTTGATCCAATAACAGACGCACCAATCTTACAGCAATTAGATTTATCTAAGCTGGTTCCTTTACTTACTCAAGCTTTGAAAGAAGCAATTTGGAAAATAGACGATTTGCAAGAGAAAGTGGAAGAATTACAAGATGCCGTTAGCGAAATTTAATTTCAGACCTGGAATAAATAAAGAAACAACAGATTATACAGACGAAGGTGGTTGGACAGACGGTAACCTTGTTCGTTTTCAATCAGGTCTTCCACAAAAGATAGGTGGATGGGAAAAGTATTCGCAAAATTCTTTTTTAGGTAGTTGTCGTACATTGTTTGAATGGTCTGACTTTGACGGCAATCAATATGTAGGTGTAGGAACTAATCGTAAATTTTATGTATTAAATCAAGCTGTGTTCTATGATATTACACCATTACGATCCACAGTATCAGCTACAGACGTTATGACTACAAATGGAACAACTACTGTAAAGTTTACTGTTACAGGTCATGGTTGTGCTACAGGAGATTTTGTAACTATATCTGGTTTGTCAGGTCCTGTTAATGGTATTCCAATAACAGAAATAAATGCTAATCATGCTGTAGCTGTTGTTGATGCTAATAACTTTAATATAACAGTTACTACTCAAGCTAATGGTTCTACTTCTAATACGGGTGGGACTTTAACATTTGCTTTTGAAATACCTGTTGGAGAAGACTTACAAAACCTTTTAGGTGGATGGGGCTCTGGTACTTGGAACGCTGGTTCTTGGGGTTTTGGTGCAACAGGCGACTCATTTAGATTATGGAATCAAGATAATTACGGCGAAGACCTTATTATGAATTATAGAGGCGGTGGTATTTACAAGTGGGACGAGAGTGCAGGCACAAATACTCGTGCTACAGATATTACTGCTGATGCAGGAGCTATCTTAGCTCCAACAAAAGCAAACCAAGTTATTGTCTCTGAAAGAGACGGCCATGTTGTTGCATTAGGTGTTGATCCTATTTCTGGTGCTTCTAGAACAGGAACAATAGACCCAATGATAATAGCAATTTCTAACCAAAACAGTGCAGTTGATTGGCAGATACGAACAGACGGAACATCTACAGCTGATCAGATTGAGTTAAATCTAGGTTCTGAGATTATTGGCGGGCTACAGACTCGTCAGGAAATATTAGTATGGACCGATATCGCATTGTTTTCATTGCGATTCGTAGGGGGACCCCTGCCCTTTACCACTTCTCTCCTCGCAAGGGGTCCCTCGATACTAGGTCCAAATGCAGCGGTCAATGGAGCCGATGCAACATTTTGGATGGATAAATCTAACTTCTATGTTTACACAGGTTCTGTTCAAGCATTGCCTTGTACTGTAAAAGAATATGTCTTTAATGATATTAACTATGATGAAAGATATAAGATTTTTGGTTTTTCTAATCAAACTTTTGACGAAGTAGGATGGTATTATCCTTCTGCTGGTTCTAATGAAATTGATAGATATGTTACATATAACTATGTGCAAAGAACATGGGCTATAGGTAAAATGGAAAGAACAGCTTGGATTGACTACGGCATTTATCAAAAACCAAGAGCAGCTGGTGGTAGTTCACCAGGCTATGTTTATGCTCATGAAGTAGGTTATGATGATGACGGAGCTCCTATGGATAATGTATCTATACAATCAGGTGATATTGATATAGGTGACGGCGAACAATTTGCTTTTGTTAGTCGAGTTATACCAGACTTTAAGTTTATAGGAACAGACGGTGCTGGTCCGCAAACTGTTGATTTAATTGTAAAAATGCGTGATGCACCGGGTGGAACATTAGTAGCTGATGCTACTATTCCTGTAGATGCAGAAACACAAGTAAAAAACATAAGAGGAAGAGGAAGACAATTTTCTTTAAATGTTTCTAGTTTTAATGACGGAAGTAATAACAATGCTAACCGTCTCGGAGTTGGTTGGAGATTGGGCTCTACACGACTTGATGTTAAGCCAGATGGGAGACAATAATGCCACGATATGATATTAGACAGGCCTTCTCATCATTGCCTCGTTTTACACAAGGCAACATAGATGCTGAACAATTAAACAGAATGGTGCGTACATTAGAACAAAACCTTTTTCAATTGGATTTAAATGTGGTACCTTCTTACACAACTACCGAAAGAAATGGTAGAAAATTTAGTCCAGGTGGGTTAATATTTAATACAACGATGGAAGTACACCAAGCGTACGACGGCAATGCTTGGAGAAATTTATATTTACCTGTGGTTTATCCAACAGGTTTGAGTTTAACAAGTTCCGTAGGAACAGTAACAGTGGTGACATCGTAATGGTCTATGGAGTACCAGCAGTAATAACAGGAACAAGAGCAGTAGTCCCTTATCTTTCAAGAGGACTTCCAACTTTATTTAACAAAGTGTCTTCTTTATTTGGTAGAGGAGCAGGTGCAGGAAGCAAAGGTGCTGGGGGTATAAAAAGCTTACTTAATAAAGCAAAAGGTACAATAGGAAGATCTGGTAAATTTGTAGGTAAAGCCCTTTTTAATCCATATTTAACTACAGCAGCAATGCTTGGCCCTAGTGTTTTTAATCCAGAAAGCGGTTTAAGACAAGACATTAGAGATGGTAATTATTTAAGAGCAGGCATGACAGGGCTTGGAACTCTTGGAGGATATGGATTAGCTAAAGGTCTTGCAAAAAGATCAGGTCTTGGAGGTATTAGTTCAGGAATACTAGGATTAGCAGGAGCTGGTGTTGGAAATAGAGCTGGTTTTAATTTTTCTCCAAAGTCTGAAATGCCTAGCCTTCCTGAAATAGGGGGACAAGCAATTGCTCAAGGTATTACGGGTCTTGGAGAATTAGCCGGCAGTGGAGAAAATATTAAAAATACATTGCAAGATTTAGGTGGCTTATATGCTCAAGGAAAAATAATGGATGCATTAGGATTTCCTCAAGCTGATCAATATGCTGATATGGAATTAAGAAATTATTTAGGGTCTAAGTTGTTAGGACAATCTCTTGAAACAATTCCTAATATTGCACTAGGTTCTGGTTTAGGTAGTTTAGGACAATATAGTCAAACTGATAATAATTATTCACAAATAATAAACAATCCTTATAAAGAACAAATAAAAAATTCTCAGGGTTTATCTTCAATTACTGACGAAGATATAATGATTTTCTTAGCAGATTACAATAACGGTCCTACAGGAAAAAAATCTGATAAAGTTTTTGATAAGAACGGAAATTTAAAACCAGAAAGTGTTAGAATGTTGATGTTGGTTCAAGCTCTTCAACAACCAACAAATCTTCCTGTAAATAATGCACGAAACGATGTTCAAGCTAGAAATATGCAAGCTAGAATGGATATACAAAATCAATTAGGCGGAAAATTTAAAACTATTGATCCTAATCAACTATATCCAACTTACACACAACCTAATGTAGCTATAAATGCACCTAGAACAGGTTATGCAGATGGAGGGGTTGCTAGTTTTCCTGATTTAAGTGGGGATGGAAAAATAACAAAAAAAGATATTCTTATGGGTAGAGGTGTTGATTTAAGAGACGGTGGAGAAGCTAGTGGACCAGGAACAGGAACAAGTGATTCTATTCCTGCAAGATTATCAGATGGTGAGTTTGTAATGACAGCTGAGGCTGTTAGAAATGCTGGTGATGGAGATAGAGCTGAAGGTGTTAGAAAAATGTATGAATTAATGAATAGTTTAGAGGCAAGATAATGGTAGATTTTAATAGTTCAATAGAAGGTTTACCTAACGCAACCGATTATGTACCAGCAGGTGATGTTCAGTATCAAATGGCTGATCCTTATATAAGGGCTCTTCAAGAATTTTTATTTAATCAATTATATTCTGTTACTGCAAACCCTCCACCAATTGAAGGTTTAACAACTCAAATAGCTCCGTTTAATCCTTTAGAACAAAGAAGCATAGATCTTCTTTCAACTGGAGTTGGTTCTTATTTACCATACTTTAACAGAGGTATAGAAATGACAGAAGGTGCTGTTCCTTTTATTGGAGAAGGTGCATCTGTTATGAGGGACGCTTACCCTTTATATAATGAAGCTATAATGGGCCAAAGAGATGCAGCTAACTTAGCTCGTAGTGGTTTAGCTCCAACGGAACGTGGCATATATGAAGGTATGAATATGTTACAAGCTGGTCTTGGTTCTTTTAATGAAGCTGCTTCAGATTATTACATGAATCCTTATATGAGAGCTGTGGTAGATGATCAGTTAGAAGATGTAGATCAATTCTATAATCAAAAAATAACTGATTTAAATACTCAAGCTGCTCAAAGTGGTCTAAGAGGTTCTGCAAGAGCAGGTCTTCTAGGATTAGAATTAGCAAAACAACAACAAGAAGCCAGAAGAGAAGCTTTAAATGCAGGATTAGGAACAGCATTTAATCAAGCTCAAAATCAATTTAATCTAGAACAACAGGCTTTAAGACAGGCTGCTCCTACTATGGCAAATTTAGGTCAAAGTTTTGGACAAACAAGAAGTGGTTTAGCAGCTTTATTATCTGGTTTAGCTGGAAACGTAGGTTCAACGGCAAATAGTTATCTTGGATTAGGTCAAGGTTTAGGAAATTTTGCACCTGCAATGGCTAATTTAGGAAGTGCATTTTCTGGTTATGGAAATAACTTACAAAATTTAATATATAATGATGCTAATGCTTTAGGTTCTGCTGGACGAACTGCAAGAGCTTATGAGCAAGCTGTGTATGATACACAAAAAGCTAACGCTATGAGTATATATAACGATCCAATTAACAGAACTTTACAACAATTTCAGGTTGCTGGTTTATTACCTGCAAACACAATGAGTTATGGTATGATGCAAGGTACAGCACCAAGCCCTATGCAACAAACTTTTGGCAACCCTACTTATACTAGTCAATTTGCCGGAACACCACCCCCTGCCTCAGGAGGGTTTTTTTCAGGTATAACAGGCGGTATTAACAATGCTTTAGATTACATGGGATTTTAAAATGAACAGACCTCCTATTATACAACCAAAAATAAACTCTCTTAAAAGAATTGTTGGGCTTTCTCCTTTTGGAAAAAAAGCTTTAGCCGCAACAACTGCTCTTCCGATTATTGGAGCAGGTATAGGTTCATTAGCAGGAGACAAAGAAGAAAGAATGAAAAGAATACAAATGGCTAGTATGGATATTAATCCAGATAAAGTTCTTTCTGGTGCAGCGGCTGATCCTATCATTAATAATTTAAATCCTGATTCAATTCAAAGTGAATTAGATTCTTTAACAAATTCTTTAAAACAAATTCCTAAAGAGGTTAAGAAAAAAAATAAAGAAGTTAAAAAAGATGAAATAAAAGAATTTGACGATGCAAAAGAATTTAAAAAATGGATTAGAAAAAATACAGAAACTGATAAAGAAGGAAATGTATCTTTTATTCAACCTATGACAAAAGAAAGAATTGGCATTGGAAACAGTCCTGAAAGTAATGTTTTGTTATATGAAGTATTTAAAGAACAAACTGGTAGAGATGGCGAAGCAGCTGAAGCTATTGCAACTATGGATATTAGTGAGTTACAACAAAATCCTTATCAACAAAGTAGTAAGGCTAAATTTTTAGAAGATGTTCAATTAATGAGAGGACAAGATGTGCCTGGTCAACCCGCTAGTAGGTTTCAAAATATAGCTAACACAACTTTAAAAGGTTTAGGAACAGCAGCAGGCCTTGGTGTTTCTTTAGCAAAAAGAAATCCTTATTTAGCAGTTCCTCTTGGTGCTGCTGGATATTTAGGTGGTGATGAATTAGGTAAAAATATATTTGGTTCTGGCAGTGAAAAAATAGAAAGTTCTGAAGAAAACAGAGCTAAAAAATATGCTGAAGCTCAAGCTAGAATGTTACCTATAGATTATAATGATCCAGGTAAAACAATGTCTAATTATCAAAATGCTAAAACTTTAGCAGAAATGGATTATGAAGAACAACAAGCTGCATCAGCTCAAAGAATGGCTTTTAGAAAACCTGGAGGAGAGTGGGAATTAACTCCAACTCCAATTACTCCATTAGAGGTAAGAAAATTAAGTGAGCAAGGTTATGAGTTTGCTCCAGAAAATATGGACGACGAAACATTCTTTAGACAAGCTACGTTAGCTGGAAGAGATTTAAGTGGCCCAAGTGCTATGGAAATAGAAGAAGCTGCTTTAGAAAATGCTTTAACACTTTCTAAAATTGAAAAAAATTATGCTGATATGCAAGCAGACACTGGTCCGTCTCCGTTTATGCATAAAAAAGCATATGGAATAAAACTTCCAGGTATGTATTCTAGAAACTCTAATGAAGGATTAGAATACAAAGTAAGATTACTTGAAGATGAAAAAGGAAACACAAGGCTTACTGCTGATTTAGATTTAGCTCCAGTTATGGCTGAAATTTATAGAGCTGAAAGATACACCGAAGAAACTCAAGAAGAAATAGAAGAAGTAAGAGATCTTTTAGGTCCAGACACTGTTGGTTTAGCTCAAAGGGCAAATGATATAATTAGAGGTATAAACGCTTTATCTGGAACATCTAGAGGACTAAATGTTGAAATAGATTTTGAATATGATGAAGATGGAAATGTAGTAACAGATGAATTTGGACAACCTATTTTAGATGAAAGTTCTCAAAAAATAGCAGCAGAAGTTTTAAGCAGATGGGCAAAAAGATTTACAGCACAGAACATTACAGTTTTATTAGGTGAATCAAATAGAACTATTTCTGATGCTGATAGAAAAAGAGCTGATGATATTGTTAACCTTTTAGGAACAACTACAGACATGACATCAGCATGGATAGCTTTAGATGAATTACTTCATATATTTGAAAAACCATCTCAAAATGCTAATACAGCATTGCAAGCTCTTTATGCTCAAGCAGATCAAAGTGGTTATATGGATGAAGTTTTAGAAATAGAAGAGGGACTTTCCAATGAAATAAAAAGAGGTGGGTCAAAACTATCAATTCCACAATCTAGTAGATTTAAATTTGAATCTGTAAGTGTAAGTGATATTCCAAAAGATGCGGTTATAAGAACAATTAATGTAGCTGGAGGCTCTTAATGTCCGTTGAAAAATTCTATAAAGACTCTAACGGTGATTACATTAGAGTTATTCAACAAT